GGGAGGCGTCGATCTTCGCCCCGTGCTCTCTGTAGCGGTTGATCAGCGGGTCGATGAAGTCGTGGACGATCCCGCCCGGAGCGTCATGGGCCTTGAGCAGATAGTCGATGTAGGAGGAGCCGTGCGCTGGCATCGAGGCGTTCAGGTGGGTGCCGGGAGCCTCGCTCGTCTCACCGCTGCGGAGGAAGTGGTAGCGGGGCTGGGTCTGGGAGCCGATGTTCCTGATCCTCGCCCCCGGCACACGGGAGGAGTCCCACTCGTCAGGCCCAGCATGAGCCTTGATCCCCCAGGGGAAGACGCCGAGGGCGGAGGCTCCGGCCGCGTACAGGTTCCAGGGGGTCGGATCCTTCTTCGCCGTCACGAAGGGCTCCTTGACCATGCCCAGGAAGGAAGGAGCGGTCTGCGTGTTCTCGGCGTTCGAGGCGATCATCCCGGCGAATCTGTCGAGGAAGACGGCAAGCTCCTTCGCGGTCTTCCTGTCACGCTTGGGGACGACGATGTCCAGCGCCTTGCGCTCCGCCTTCGTGACAGCCTTGTCGAGGCCGTGGTAGGCACCCCGGATCTCAGACAGCAATCCCATCCCCAGGATCATAGGATGGGGGTGAGATGGCGACCTCCCCGACCCAGAGAACGATCCGGGCCTTGAAAGACCAGGGCCGGGTCTGCGCCATCGTGGAGCGCTTCAACCAGCACGTCGGCCCCTACGGGATCCGGCAAGACCTGTTCGGGATCATCGACATCATCGCGCTCGACCCGGAGAGAGGGGTAGTAGGTATCCAGTCCTGCGGGGAAGCCTTCGCCGCCCACGAGAGGAAGATCCTCGAGGAGCGAGCGCAGGAGTCCATCGACTGGCTCTCCACCCCGGGCACGGTGCTCGAACTCTGGGGTTGGCGTAAGGTGAAGCTGAAGCGGGGAGGCAAGGCGGTGCGCTGGCAACCGAGGATGAGAGAGTTCACCCTGGCAGACTTCCCCGACGTGCAACTTGGAATCCCAAGTTAGGAGAGGGCCAACATGGCGACGATTGCGAAGAGTGAGTTCCCCTACACCGGGCCGTACTCGGTCGAGGGTGACGGGAAGCACAAGGGCAACACGGCGCTCTGCCTGAAGAGGGCGATGTCGAGACTGGGCTACCTCCCCTGGGAGCCGGAGGTCTGGGACAACGCCTTCAACAAGAAGCTGGAAGCAGCCCTCGACGAGTGGGATCCCGGCAAGAACGGATACGGGACAGGGCGCTACGACAAGATCCGCGCTGCCGTCGTCAAGAGTGGCTCCCATCAGGGCGAGCAGGCTCTCGACTCCGTCTGCATCAATCAGGTGCAGACCGAGTACGCCTCGATGCAGGGCTCGAAGGTTCCCTCCTGGGGGCCGGTCGAGTCGGGAGGCGTATCGCTGCTCGACTTCGCGCTCTCCCACGACACGACGGGGATCGCCCTCTTCCCGGCCACCGACACGATCTGGACGAAAGGCACCACGATCCTCGCGCCCGAGAAGCTCGAGGTCTACAAGGCGTCGTCCTCCTCTCCCGGGGACGCCTGCTACTGCGAAGGGGAGTCGGGTGTCCGCTTCTGGTTCGGCCACATGACCCAAGCCCCCGCGGTCGGGGCCGTGATCGGCAAGGGCAAGAAGGTGGGGGTCGTCGGAGCGTGGTCGGGCTACACGCCCCACTGCCACATCGGGGTCAACGTCGAGAAGCTCTGGGGCGCAGGCAAAGAGCTCAAGCACGGATCGAACTACTCGGTCTCGGGGATCCCCACGATGCGAAAGCAGTTCCAAGACCACTAGCCGAAGCTGACGGCATTCTTGAAGGATGCTCGCCTCATCCTTCATCGACGGTGCCAACGATGTCATCACCGCTGTCCTCGTGATCGCGGTGGGTGCTGTCCTGCGCGGACTCTGGTCGCTTCAGCAGCGGCTTGCCCGACTGGAAGGCTTGGACGAGCAGAGGGAGAGGCACCTCAACAAGGATCGGGACGACGAGCCTGCCGTCCGATCCTCTGGTGATCATCTTGGGGAGACCAAGGAGGACGCATGATTCCATTCACCGCCACAAAGGAAGCAAGCTCGATTCTCCGCCTTCCGGCTGGGCGGCGTGTCGAGATCATGAACAAGCTCTCCGCGAACGCGAACGCACCGGGAGGCTGCAAGAGGCAGACGAACGGCCGCGCCTCACGGGCAATGTCCTCGCGCCTCGCCTCGACGCAGGGCGTCTACCTGATCGAGACGACCAAGACGGGAACCCTCGCCTACAACGTGGGCGGTCAGTTCCCGGCCACGATCACCATCGAGAACGGGACGCCAGGGACGACGGCCATCGCCTCGAACGAACTCGACCCGATCACCTGGGCTGGCGCTGGCACGAACAGCTTTACGGTGCAGGACGGAACCGTCCTTCTCGGCAACGCGAAGGTGGCCATCTCGTGACTGTCATCTTCTGCCCCGACTGCGAGGCGAATCAGGATCAGCTTGGTGAGCCCTCGCACGCTCGCTGGCACGGCCCGGACGGCGGGAAGTACTGCTCGATCCACTTCGTCCGCCGCTTCGGCCACTGCGAGAAGCTGATCAAGATCGAGGACTACGAGGCACCGAAGGCGAAGAAGAAGGTCGCCTGATGCCCTGTGTTGCCGCCGCTCGAGGTACCCGTGCCCCGACGACCACCTCTCCGCTGCCGTTCAACGACAACATCAACAACAACCCCTGCGGCAAGGGCGTGGTCACGAACGTCAACGGGGTCGCGGTCACCGACAACCTCTGCCTGCCGCACTACCTCCTGAAGAACGGCGCTCACAAGTTCGTCGCGCCAATCACCTTCGGCCCGTAGTCTTCCTCCGTGGCGACACGGGAAGAGATCAACGAGGCCGTCAGGATCCGCTACGAGAAGATGAAGGCGGAGATCGACCGCTCGCACGAGCATCCGGGCGAATGGTTGAGGCACACGAAGGCTGTCGACGCGAGGACGGGCGAGGTCTTCCAGTTCGGCTTCGATGACGGCTGGGAGTGGCAGTACGCAGAGTTGACCGCCTTCCGCGACGAGCGGATCTCGCTCCGGCTCAAAGCACGGCAGCTTGGCATCTCCTGGCTGGCCATCGGCTACGGGCTCTGGAAGGTGCTGGCGATCCCCGGGACTCGCGCCATCTGCGTCTCGATCAACGAGACCGAGGCGGGGAAGCTGATCAACCGGGCCTGGGATCTGTGGGAGAACACGCCCGAGCATCTCCGCTTCGGGGCCAAGGTGATCAAGCCGACGAAAGGCCGACCGACAGAGCGGATCGAATGGGAGTTCCCTGACGGCCGGATCTCCTCCCTGGTCGCCATGCCCTCCACACCTCGAGCAGGACACGGTGAAGTGGCGACCCTCGTCATCCTCGACGAGTTCGCACGGCACCAGTACGCCGAGGAAGGGTGGAAGGCGTTTATCCCCGTCGTCGCGGACGGAGGCCAGATCATCATTGTCTCCACCGCCAACGGGATCGGCGGCATCTTCTACGACCTCTGGATGAACGCGGAGGAGCGAGGGGTGACAGCGTCCTTCCTCCCCTGGACGAACCACCCGCGCAGAGACGAGGCGTGGTACGACCGCGTGGCCCGAGCTCTTTCCGAGCACGACCGGGCCGAGCAGTACCCCTTGACCCCCGCGGACGCCTTCCTGGGAACGGCCGGCTGCTGGTTCGACACGGAAGCCCTGGCCGAGTACGCGAGCGCTGCGCCCGAGCCTCTCTACCGCTTCCAGTGGGCGACCGACGAGACCGGGGCCAAGGCCACCCTGACCAAGCGCAAGGACGGCTGGATCAAGCTCTGGCACAAGCCGGAGGAGGAGCACGAGTACGCGATTGCCGTTGACTCGGCAACAGGCCGGGGCGAGGACTACACCTGCTTCTACGTCATCGACCTGACGGAGATGAAGCTCTGCGCCGAGTTCCACTCCCGCGTCGACTCGGACATCGCCGCCGAGCAAGCCCATTTCACCGGGAGGATGTTCCACACCGCACGGATCGCGGTCGAGCAGGGAGGTGGCTACGGGGACGCCATCGTCGTCGCCCTCCGTGACGGCAAGAAGGGACGCCCCGCCTACCCGAAGCTCTACCGCCATGTAGCAGGGGACAGGCCCGACTGGAAGCCAGCCGTGGCCTACGGGTTCCCGATCTCCTCGAAGACCCGGCCCCTGATCATCAACCAGGCGGAGCAGGCGATCCGAGAGAAGTCGCTGCCCTTCATGCCGATGGATCTGATCTTGGAGTGCAAGACGTTCGTGAAGAAGCCGGTCGCCCCGACACCCGCCGCCGCGAACGGATGCCACGACGACCGGGTGATGGCCTTCTGCATCGCGCTCGAGATGTACCGTCAGTTCGGCACCCACAAGAACGATGCGCGGAAGCGGAAGAAGCGGCGGAAGTACAAGCCTGCCTACGCCTGGGAGTGAGCTTCGTCCTCTGCGTGACGCATACTGGCTGGGTGAACCGACAAGGGAGACCGAGATGTCGATGATGATGCCACCGGAAGCACCGCCGATGGAACCGGGCGGCGGTCTTCCACCGGAGTTGATGGCCGCTCTGGGGGGTGCCCCTCCGATGGACGGGCCCGAGATGCCGATGGGCGCAGAGATGGGGCCGACCCTGATGTCAGGCCCGGGTGCCGGGATGGGCGAGGACGAGATGATGCCCTCCGACGAGGAGATGTCGACCGTCGACCACATCCGTCAGGCCATCGAGCACCTGAAGCAGGCGTTCGACCTCGATGACGACGACGCCCGTGGCGCTCAGACCATCGGCTCGCTCGCCTCGTTGCAGAAGATCCTGGGCGGGGAGCAGCAGAAGGATCAGAAGCTCTCGCAGGCTCTCGGCGCATGAGCAAGAACGTCGACCCGTACACCGAGATCGAGGCGTCCGACAGCCTCGGTCTCGTCGTCGGGGCGATGAACGAGGCGGAGCGCTTCTCCGCCTCCTACACGAACAAGGTCGAGGCGCGCTACCGCGCCTACCGTGGGATCGCGGAGAGACGAAAGGACGAGACCGAGTCCTGGCGCTCCAACCTGACGACGCCGTACATCCTTCAGACGGTCGAGGGAATGATCGCCACGATGCTGGATCCGAACCCACGCTGGGAGGTGAAGCCCCGGCCGCAGCCCTTCGAGCCCGTCGAGATCATCCTCGCCCGAACCTCGAGCGGAAGGATCGCCTCCGCCGCCTTGGAGTGGGCGATGCAGAACGACGACTTCCACCTCAAGCAGCGCCCCTTCATGCAGCAAGACCTGATCGCCGGGAAGACGGTGGCCAAGGTCGTCTGGAAGACGAGGAAGACCAAGCGCACCGTCCTCACTCCCGCCGAGGCTCAGGTGATGGATTCCTACGGGACGGTGACATCGACCTTCCCCACCACCGAGGAGAAGGAGAAGCTCGTCACCACCTTCGACGGCCCGACGATGATCGTCCGCGACGTGAGGGACTTCTTCCGCCCCGAGTCGGCGCAGGGAGTCGATGACGCAGCCTGGGTGATCGACCGCTCCTGGGAGACCTACCAGTGTCTCAAGGAGAAGGAGAGGGCTGGCCTCTACAAGAACGTGGACGAGGTCAAGAACTCGCAGAACACCCAGCTCGAGATGCAGTACTCGGAGCGGGAGCAGATGCTCCGCAATCAGGAACGGACTCAGGGCTTGATCGAGGTCTTGGAGTACTGGACTGACGACCGCGTGATCACCGTCGCCGCGAGAACCGTCGTCCTCTCCGACATCCCGAACCCCTACCGCAACGGGCAAAAGCCCTTCGTCGTCTGCTCCGCGATGCCGGACGCCTTCCAGATGGACGGGATCTCGGTGGTCGAGTCACTGGCCCAGATTCAGGAGTACCTCTGGTCGATGCAGAACCAGCGCCTCGACAACATCAAGATCATGAACAACCACGTCACCCTGATCCGCTCCGATGTGGA